ACGGCAAGCCGATATGGCACCAGAAGCCACCGGCCGCCATCAGCTCGACCGCGCACTGGTTACCGCTCGCCGCCGTGCCCACATCGAGCGTGCCGCCGCCGTTGCCGAGACCAGCGGTATAGGTGATGGTGTGCGCCGCCTTGCCGTTGCCGATCACGACCAGCCGGCAGCCGTCCATGTCGGTCGTCGGGTTGGCCAGCGTCATCGCCAGCACACTGGTTCCGTTCAGAAACGCGACCGCGTCCTGACCGACACCGGGCAACGTGATCGCGCCGGCCGTCGAGTAGCTCTTGTAGACGCGCGGCACGGTGTTCTGCAGCGTCGTATACGCCTGCGGCGCGGCAGTCGGCAGGTCGCTGGCCAGTTCGACCATGACCTTGGCCGATGTCGGATGCGTCGCCGTGGCGGTCCCGTCCTGTCCTCGCAGCACGTTGACCGTGGTCGAGGCCGCGACGTAACTCTGTGCGACTCGCATCAGTTCCTGATCGACGCGCACGTAATTGCCGACCGCAAACCCGGTCGCCGACGCCACCACGATGGTGTTATCCGTCAGGCCGACCGCCGATGACAGCGTAGTTGCGTTAAGCGCCATGACTAACCTCCCTTAGCCCATGACGCGGCACGCAAGCCGCGCCTGCAACGTCGCCGCGCCGATCAAGATATCGAGACGGGACGGGTTACTGTCGGTCTGGATCTGGTACTGCTCGACCATCCGGATCGAGAACCCCAGCTCTTTGCTGCGCACGAACTCTGAGGCGGCGCCGCCGTTGGGCTTCGCCAGATCCGCCATCACGAACGCGAACGCATCCGGGTGATAGACGAACGACACCGGGCTGACCGTGGTCGCGAGCGTCCCGCCCGAGGGGTTGGCACTCCACACCGTGATCGCGGCGTTATTGGCCGGGGAAGCATCAACGGTCTGAAGCTGGCCGGAGGTAATGATCGACGGCGAAATGGGCAGCGCCGCGATCGCGCCCGTGCTGTCAACGGTATCTGCGGTAATGGTGAACTGCTGCAGACGACCGGTTGACTGGTAACTCAGCGGGTTGACCGAGTTCACGCCGGCGATGGTGATGATGTCGCCTTTCTTGAGCGAAGTGGCACCGCTGGCCCAGCCCGAGGTGGCCAGCGTCGATCCAGTTTGGCCGGCCGGCGTCACCACTGGCGTCGAAGCGGTAAAGGTCCCGGTCGTATGTACCGGCCGGTTCGGGTCCTGCGACCAGTTGCCGATCCCGAGTTGGTTATCGGCAAACTGTCCTTGCGTGTAGTTACTCGATATCTTGCCGGTTGGGTTGAACAAGGTCGAGGAGGTGTTGGCAATGGTCTGCATCGCCAGCGGATCCAAGACCGCCACGCGCCCATCGATCGGCGTGGCCAAGTCCGTCAACTTAGTGCCAGCCGTCAGATAGGTGAGCGTGGTATTGGGCGTGACGCCCGGCGTCCCGACTGCCGAGTACACATCCCGGTAGACCGCCTGGAAGGCGAGCACCTCTGACGCGTTGGCCAGCGCTTCCGCACCCGGCTGAATATAGCGCTGCCGGATCATGTCCAGCTCAGTCGTCGCCTGCTGCGAGCTGTAACCAAAGGCGACGTTTTTCTGGTTGGTCAGGGTAATGGGCACCGTCTGATCCAGAATGTTCTGGAGCTGAAGCGCCTGACCATCTGTCACCGTGAAGCGCTGCGGCAGACGAGCATTCACCGTGTTGCCAACCTTGGCACCTGACTGGATGTATTGGTCGTCGTAGGTGCGGTTGACGTGAAGGAGAAACGTCAGATCGTTGACGTAGTACCGCGCCGTCTCGCGGGTCACCCACGAGGGCGTGGCCAATGTGTTCGGCATGACTGCTACCTCAGTCGACCCGCCTTGCGGTCAGCGGCGTTCGCGCGCTTGAAGTACTCTTCAAACGGCAATTCGTCGGTGATCTCGTTCGGGTCGGATGTCGGTGCAGAACTGCCGACCGGCTTACCCGGCGGTTTTGCAGCGGAGACAGCAGGAACGGTTGACGCTGAAGCCGGGCGCCCGTTGCCGGACGTGCCAGCCATCAACCACGACTCTAGTCGCCCAATTTCCCGCTCGAACCGTCGAGCGGACAGGTTGGCGAATTCCTGAATTTGTTCCGGATGATCCGAGAAGTACACCAGCATCACCGGCCCGGCGACCGACTCTAAGATCGCGTCGCGCAGCGGATCGGGCACCTGGAGGCTGGGGTTAATGCGCTTGTTGTAGTCAGGGATCTGCTTGCGCGCGAGCGCCATCCGTTCGTCATGCGCCGCACGGATCTGACGCTGCGCCTGCGCTTCCTCTTTCTGCCGATCGGAACGCTGCCACTCGTCACGCGCTAGCTCACGGATGTAGGTCTCGTAGCGCGCATCTTTGTTCTCCGCCACCCGCCCCTCTGACCACTCTTCAAAGCCGGGAAACGCCTTCTCGGTCGCCGCTTGCGGTTGTGGCGGCGCCTGCGGTTCCCGGCGCTGCGCTTCAAGCGCGCTCAGGCGCTGCTTGAGACTGTCGTTTTCCTTGCGCGCCAGATCCCGCTCTTCTTCGGCCGTGCGCTGCCGGGCGATGACCTGATCGATCCGCTTCTCGGGGTTACGCGCTGGGCTCTGCTTCTTTTGAAACTGGCCTTGCGCGTTTCTGGCGCGGATCTGTTCGGGCTCCGGTTCGGGCTCCTCAGCCGGCTTGTCCGGCTCCGGCTCCGGCTCTTCGCCGGCATCCGGTACCTTCGGCTCCGGCTCCTCAGCCGGCACCGGTTCGAGGCCGAACGCGGCGCGCAGCTCGTCCTGAGTGGCCGTGCTACTCTCGACCGTCACGCCTTCGTGTTCAAAACTCTCGAACGGCACCGTTAGCCCTTCTTCGGATGCAGATACTTCCCAAGGTTGCGATGCGGATGCGGCGCATCAGACCCCATGCCGGGATAGCGCGCATGCACCGCCGATCGCACCTGTGCCTTCTCACTGGAAGTCCCAAACTGGCTCACTCGGCTCAAGGCATTGGCCGCATGGCTACGGTCCTCGATCGGATAGCGCCGGCCGGGGAGCGCAAAACTGCCGGTCGGGATCGCCGCGCGCGTCGACTTGGTGAGTTTGGCCACTTACCGCCCCTTTTTCTTGACGTGCGCCGGCTTGCCCTTCATCGAGCCACTCGCGAAGTCGTGGAGCTGCTGATGCGTCATCGAGCGCCGCAGTTGGCGCGCCATCGGAAAGGTCGCACCGTGCTCCGCTGCCGCCATCAGGCGTTGTTGCGCCTTACTCTTTGCTGGCATCTGGCACCGCCGGCGGGTTGACGATCTGATCCGCCCAGTAGCGCGCCTCCGCGAGGACGTTGTCGAGATAGGCGCGCCGTTGGTCGCGCGTCTCGCCTTCGCTCTGCGACCCGGCAAACGCCGCGAACAGCTCCGCCACCAGCGACGGTTCTGCCACCTCGCGCGGCGGCGTCGCATCCTTGGCGTGCTTACTCTCGTCACCCGACTTATGCATCATCGCCATCACAAGGCTCCTGTATGAATGTCCGCACTGTGACAAACTGGTCCAGCCCAATGCAAACGCCCTTACTCGGCTTCACCGCCCATCTCGGGCGGCGCCGCCGGCGGTTCGGGCGGTTGTAAGGCCGCGTCCTGCTGTCCTTGCGCGAGGGTTTGCTGATGTTGCTGATCCGCCTGCTGCATCGCCTGATCGTGCGCCTGAGCCGCCTGAGCCATCGCCTGATCGTGTTCCTGCTGGCCGGCGACTAACTCGTGTTGCCGGTCGAGCGCCGCTTGGTTGGCATCAAAGGCATGCTGCTGCGCGAGCGCGATCGCCTCTTCGTTATCCTCTTGCGCGGCATCAAGCGCGCTTCGGGACGCGGTAATACGCGCCACGGCGATCTTGGTCGCGTTATCCATCCTTCTGAGCATGACCTCGCGATCGGTCTGCATTTGCGTGGTCTGCAGGTCGGTTTGCGCCTTGATCTTGGTCTCCGCGATCTTGCTTTCCAGTTGCTGCGTCGCTTGACCCAAGGCCGCCTTGAGTTGTTGGTTTTCGGCCATGATCTGCGGCAGTTGCTGGGCGGCCTGCGCTTCCTTGTTCGGATCCATTTGCTGGAGCTGCGGCGGCAGCATCCGCTTGATCCGTTCCGCCGCTTCGAGATGCCCCGGAAAGTCCGAGAACCTCAGATAGATGTCGCCCAAAATGGGGAAGAGCTGCGGCTCAGCCTGGAAGAGCTGCCCCAGTTGATCGTGGCCCTGCTCGACGCGTGACTTATAGGCGCGGCCGATGCTGATCGTGACCCCGTAGCGACCCTTCTTGAGGTCGTACTGCTTGATGCCCGGTTGTGGCGGCGCGCCCGCCATCGCCGGCGGCATCTGCACCGGTTGGCCATACTCGCGCCCTGGCGGCGCCGGGCTCATGGCAAAGGGCGCATTGAGCATCACCGGCCGGTTGTGATCCTCCAGATCGAGGATCCGCTCGATCCGTCCCGGTCGGTCGTAGATATACGGCATCAAGTCGAGGATGACCGTCGCTTCTCGGACGAGCGTGACCTCAGAGAGGTTATCCATCCAGTTGCTATTGCCTTCGTCGTGTTGCTGCTGGAGGGAGAGGATCGCGCGCCCGCTTTTGGCGCGGGTCGACTCCTGCCCGAGCGTCGGCTCGTAGGCGCCGGTTCCGGCGTGGAGGAAGTCGCCGGCCTGCTGCAGCAGGACAAGGTTCATCTGCACCTTGCTCATGTCGGCCTGCAGCGGCACCGGCGGCCCGATCTCGCGCCCACCGGCAAAATGGCGATAGGGGAGATACGGGAAGTTCCGAATGTTCTTCTGTGCCCACCAGCTTTCGAAGCCTTCGATCGCCTCCGGGTCGATGGCGTGAGAGGCTTTGGTCTCCAAGGCCGCCATCTCGACCGCACCACTGGCCGCGTAGTTATAGAGACGTTGCGCGTCTTTGTTGGGACCGACAATGCCAGTCCATCGGCGGTCGGTATCGAAGGGAATGAGTTCCTTGCCGATGGTGGCGATGATCGGGATGTAGTGACCCATCCAGTCGATCCGCTCTAACACCTCGACCGCGTTGATCTTCAGCCAGCAGACCGTGGGTTGCGTGTTTTTGCGCGACTGGCGTTGTCCGTCCTGGTCGGTCCACTCAAGGTCCGGCTGGTTGTATTCGAGGTAGTAGTAGTCCGCGACCCGGACGCTGCGCGCTTCTTTCTCGCCGTTCACCCAACCGGGCCGCTCATTGCCGAGCGCGGTCAGCTCTTCGTCGTTGTAGTTCGCGACGGCCGAGTTGCCGAACAGCCGCTGATACCGGGCGAGCGGGACATCGGCCACCACCATCGCCCATTCCGCATCGGAAAAGTCTGGCTCCTGCGCGAAGGGGTCAAAATAGATGGCCGCTTGCTGCAGAATGCGTTTGATGACGATCTTCTGGTCGGATGGATGCCCGCCGTCCGGGTCATACTCGGTCAGGATCTGATAGCCGCCGCGCCCGCACTTGACCGCCCGTTCAAAGGCCCAACTGCGCGCTAAATTGGCGCGCGAGTCGACCTCGATCCGCCGATACAGCCCCTGGAGCACCTCAGCGGTCTCTTCGTCCGCATCCTCGTTCAAGGGATGCACCTGGACGCCGAGATGCGCGGCGCGTTCCTGGTTCAAAATGAGCTGAATGGGCTGATCGAGCTTAGGAATGGACAACATCGGGCGTTCGGGAATAGTCACGCCCGAGAGGACCTGCGCCGAGCGCGCATCCTTGACCGGCTGCGGCCACTGAAACTCCGGCACCTGGAAGCGCAGGTCGTCTAGCTCGCGCTGCCGCTGCCGGGACTCCGCATCGACCGCC